TATCATATCTACTATATAATAGAAAAAGTCTGTTTCTGTTTGGATTAATAAAAGAAAAGGGTAGCAATTAAGCCACCCTTATCTAAGAAATATATAAAAGAATACTAATTAAGATGTAACGATAGTTATTGCTCCTCCTGAATCTGCATTATCAAATGGTGTAGTAGTGTAATCTACAACCATTGGAAAAGGTGCTTTTTCTAATCCGTCAAAGGTAAGAGTATATCCGTTTCTATCTCCCCAAGCTGCTCCTGAATCCATAGTACCTGCGTTAAGTTCCATTCCATTTACTACACCTAAAGCAACTATAACATTATGTCCGTTAGTTAGTGTAGCATTTAATTCAACAAAGCAAATTAATTTAGTTTGTCCTAAAAGTTTGATTTGATTTTGGTCTTCTTTTGTAAGTCTGTTAAGAATTACATTTAATGTAGGTGTGTAAAAAATTGTTCCATTCTCACGAGAACCTGTAATACTTTCAGATACTGATGCTACACCCAAAGGCATAGTGTATTTATATAGAGAATCTGTTCCCATATCAATATCTGTTACTTCTGAAGAAGATATTGTAGTAGATATTACTTGGTCATAAACTGCAAAATAAACATTTGAAATTCCTCCTGATATGCGATTGCAATCAAGTCCCCTACCTTTTGTTAGTGCTGTACAAGCCATATTTTTTGTTTTATTAGGTTAAGGGAGGAGAGGTTTTACCCCCTCCTTCCGTATTATTTATTTATTAAGATACAAGTACAACGTCAGCTCCAATACCTACTTGAACACCTCCACTGTAACGTGCTAATAATCTAATGTTATCTGAACCATCCAAATTAGCCATATCTAAAAGGTCAATTCTAGTTTGGTCGCTTAACAAGTCAGTACCAAAGTATAAGTTACTTCTTTGAGCTGCTACTAAAACGTCATTAGACATTCCATTACAAACTGCAATTTTGATTCCTTCAAATACTGCATCATAGTCGCCATTCATAGAGTAAGCATTCACATATCCTAAAGTAGAGATAGCTGAAATGTATAATCTGTAAGACTTAGGACTCATATAGATATATAAGTCTTCTTTTGTGTAAACTGTTGTTGGGATAGATGCTGTACAGTTTTGTAAGTTCTCAATGATGTTTGTTGCTGTGAAAGCAGTTCCTGCTCCACCTACATTAGCTACATCAACTACAGTATTACCTGCTTGTACTAATCTACCAACTGCTCCTCCTGTTACGAATCCTGTAAATTCTCCTGCTGTTGCGTCATTACCTACCCATATAGAGTTTTCTGTTGCATCTGCAATTATTTCCCCCATATAAGAGATTACATAATCATTGAAAGATGGTGGAGGTGGTGCTCCTGCTCCTGCTCTCATTTGTAATGCTTCCCAAGAATCTAAAAGTTCTGCCTTACATAAATCAGACTGAATCATTAAGTTCTTAGGCTCTAATACTGCCTCAGTCATTGTAAGTGTTCCTGCTAAGTTTACATTACAAGTTGCATCCTGAACCATTGAAGTTGCATCCATTTTTTGGATGTTACTACGATACTTGATATTCTCTATCATTGTTAGGAACTCCATAGAGTTCGCTTGTCTTAAAGCTGCTGAGATATAAAACCCTGCTGCCTTCCCTGCATAATTTGATGTTACTGCTAAAGCCATTTTTTGTTTTTGTTTTAGTTATTGTATAAGTTGTATAAGTATTTTTCTTTTTTAGTCATTTTAGATATTTCATTTTTAGATAAAGAAACACTATTTTTTTCTGAGCTAAATTTATTTGTGTCTAAAGGAGCTGAAGCAGGTTGTGCTGCTAATTCAGTCTTTAGTCTTTCGTTTTCTGCTTTTAAATCTTCTATTGAAAATTCAACTACTTCTGTAGTCTTAATAGACTTAGGGTTTTTAGAAGGCTCAACAACTTCTTCAGCCATTTCTTCAACCTCATCATCTCCTCCGTCTTTATCTTCTTTTAATGAAGCTACAGCGTCCTCTAGGTTCTGTATTCTTTTCTCCATACCCTCCCAATCTTCAACTACTGCTAAGTCGTCAGTCAATTCTTCTTCCTCAACTACTTCTTCTGTTTCAGTTTCCATAACTTCAGCAACGATACCTTCTTCTTCAACTCTAAAAGTAACACCTTCAGCTGTAGAATACGTACCGATTGGCAATAAGATTGTCGTACCATCTTCAGTTAAAACAGAGATATCTACTCCTACTGCTAATTCCTCAGCTGTTGAAACGAAAATAGTTCCGTCTTCTGACTTTGCTTGCCAAGCCATCATTACTTCTTCGTCTTTATCAAGACCAAGTGCTACCAATATTTGATTTTTTAAATCCATAGTTTCTTTTTTAATATAATAGAATAGTTAGTTATTTGTTTGATTTTGTGATTATTTCATTAAGAGCTTTAAGTATTTCTTCGTTAGTTGGTTGCTTTTCTGACATCTTTTCCATCTTATCAGCAAAGTAGCCTTCTATACTCAGGCCTTTTAGTTCTCCTGCTTTTATCTTTTGCCACAGCTCGTCATTCTCAATCTTCATTTTAACGAACCAAGTTCCATTAGGTAAGTCGTAGCCGTATAACTTAGACTTATCTTGGTCTCCTTCCTTAATCCAAGATTCAACTGTTAAAACTCCTGAAACTCTGTCTTGATGTTGGTACGTTGCTTTGTGGTGATTGTTATGTTTTAAATACAATTCAGAAGCCTTACGTACAGTTTCTTTTGAAAAGTAAACATAATAATCTGAATCAGTATTAGGGTCGTGTCTGAATATTTGCTTATTTGGAATTAAAGCAGGACTGATTAGCATTCTCTTTTCCTCATCTACCTTAGCAAAGGTCAGATTGTTCTTTTCTTTACCAAAGAATACAAAGTCTTGTTCTATTGCAGGACTCGTAACTAGACTGATTGCATCAATAGCTAACTCTTGACTATCGTCTACTATTATTAATTCAACAATTTTAGTTTCTTTCATGTTAAAAATTATATCTTTTTCTGTAAGTGTAAAAATTGTCTAAACTTTCTCTTGCATCTTTTAAACTTGGTACATCTTTTTCATTAAGACCTAAACCTTTTATTTGAGAAGATATTTCATCTTCTAATCCATTTATTTTTGGAAATAATTTAATTACCACCTTACCTAATTTTTCTACCTTTTCGTTCCATTTTGCCGCAGCGTCTCCTGCTTCTTTTATTTCACTTAAAGCACTATTAAATTGCCTTCCTAATTTATTAAGGTCATCTATTGCTCCTAATTGAATTTTTTCTACTTTACTTAAGTTAAATTCTTTTAATTGTTTTTCGTATTCTACATACGACTTCTTCCCTAGAGGTGTTGGTGTATTCATTTTTTTATAATTAAGGTTTGATATTATATAATAGATATTAAGTTAGTTTATTTGATTTTAGATTGTAGCTCTACGTCTTATATTTGCTAATTGGTTTTGACTGTTAGACATTTCGTCTGTTACTACATAAGCCTTAGTAGCTTCAGGTGCTACTCCTCCACTAATATCAAAAGCTCCTGACATCATTTGAGGTGCAGGTGTTGAAGACATACTACCTACATTACCTCCTCCTCCACCTCCTCCTACATCTACTGCCATAATCTTAGAAACATTACTTAAACCTGCTGCAATAATAGCTGCTGCATTTATCCAACCCGCAGGAGTTCCCGCTCCTTCTGATAGTGCTTTAGTTGCTCCTGACCAAGTTGCCATAACTGCCTCTGCTACGGCTAGTTCTTTATTTTCTACTGCTAATGTACTTAAAGCTCCTGCTAAGTTTGCATAAGCGTCTAATTGGACTAACATATTAGCTTTAACTAAATCAGACTTTTGTTTTTCATATTGCTTAGTAATAGCTGTAGTACCTTCTCCTGACTTTCTAGCCATTTCTAGTTTTAAGTCATAAGCATCTTGTAGTTCTTGTAATTCTCTTTCTAATCCTGATAGACCTTCAGCTCTTACTTCTTTCTGAGTTTCTAGTAATTCCTTTTCAAGACTTACTTGATTTGTCTTTTGCTCTGACAACTGACCTGTAATAGTTTCCTCAAGTTCTAACATAGCTACTTTAGACTCTTGTAAAGCTATGTAGTTTTCTTCACTTGCGTTTATATCATACTGTTGCTGTGCTGCGTCTATACCTATTTGAACTTGCTCTTTTTGCAGTTTTTGTTGTTCTCCTAATATTTCATTTAACTTATTATTGGCTTCAATTCTTTCTGCAAAAGTCTTAGTTTCGTCATCTCTTATTTGTCTTTGAACCTCAGCGTCTTTTAAGTATTGAGCGTTTAACTTAGCAAACTCTACTGCTGCTCTATCAGCTGCTTTTGCTGTTTTAGTAATTGCGTCAGCTTGTTTTAAGGTTTCAGTTGTGTAAGCTGTAATAGTTTCTACTACTGATTCTAAACTTTCATCAACACCTGTAAATACATCAACTGTTTCCCTTCCTGCTTGTTTTATAGTATCTAACGCACCACTAAAATCTCCTATAACTAATTGAACTAAAGACTTTCCAACTAAACCAACTACATCTAAAAGTTCAATAAACCTATTATAAAGCCCTTCAGTTATAGCTTTACCTAACTCCTCTATTTTCTCAACAGGATTTTCAAATAAGTCCTTAAAGTAACCTACTACAGTACCTATATTTTTTTCTATAAATCCAAACAAGTCGTTAAAGGCAATACTTAAAGCAGTCATACTTGTATTAAATATATCTACTACTTTTTGATTCTTTCCAAAAGTTTCCTTTAATACTTCAAAAGCTTTAGAAAGTAAAGCTACAAATCCTGTTGCCTTTAATAAGCTACCAAAACTAACAGAAAGTTTCTTTACATCTTTAGTTGCTTTCTTAACTCCATCCCCTAATTTTTCTGTGTCTTTTGCAACCTCGCCAATATTTGACTTAACTTCCATTTCTAATACTTCCTTTGCCATAGTTTTATTTTATAAAGTTACCCCTGTTTTAATTTGTGTGAATCTTATATTACTAGCCCATTCTATTGTTGTATCTGCCGCACCTCTTACATCTATAATAAAATTAGTACCATCTACTGATGCCGTTGGCCGCCAATTTGTATGATTTCCTGAACCCTGTATAGTATCTCGTTCTCTTGCTATACTCAAAACTCCTGACTTATTTATCACTACACCTCTTTCAACCCAAGATAAGAAATCCCCTGCATTACCTGTTCCTGTACCACCAACTCTAACGGCTAATACGTCTGCGTGAAAATACATAGCAGTATTATCAGGAATTGTAAAATAATTATCAACTATATTGTTTAAATAACTATCAACTGTACCTCCTGCTGTAGTTTGTACTCCATACATCAAATGAATACTTTGCCTTTCAGCTAAATTATCAGTTGATGCGTTACCCCCTAAGACAATAGAGTTATCAGCTGTAGCCTCTCCAAAAGTACCAAATACGTTAGCATTATTAACTCCATTAGCTATCTCATTATTACTTCCTATTATAATGTTATTTCTTGAGAATCCTTTTACAGTATTACTCTCTCCCATTATAAGAGTATTGTTAGTTCCTGTTTCTGTTACATTCTGAGCGCCTTTTGTACTATTATTTGAGT